GAGGCGGCAAAATGGACTCCAGCTGACGCAACTTTTGGATATTAAATATGGCAGAACAAGAAGATAATGTAGAAGGCTTTATGGTAGAATCAGATAGTGATTCTGATTATTTAGCTGGATATGTGCAGAAAAAATTTGAGGACGTAGAAAGCAGTCGTCGAGATGAAGAAGAAAGGTGGCTAGATGCGTATCGTCAGTATAGGGGCTTGTATGGACCTGAGACACAATTTACATCAACAGAAAAATCGCAGATATTTCTTAAAATTACAAAAACAAAAGTCCTCGCAGCATATGGACAAATTACAGATGTCCTCTTTGCAGGACAAAGGTTTCCAATCGGCGTTGAACCGACGCGTATGCCTGAAGGCGTAGAAGAAGCTGTACACTTTGACCCGAAAGCACCAGAAGAATTATTAGATGAATTAAGTAAAACTTACGGTTTTGCAGGAGATGGAAAAGAATTACCTCCTGGGGCAACTCAACAATCTATGAGAGATTTGTATGTTGGTAGTTTAAAAGAAGATTTAGAACCGATTGAAGATAAACTAAAACCTGGATTTGGTAAAACAGCTACATCACAAACAATAAGTCCTGCTCAAGAAGCATCTAAAAAAATGGAAAAACTTATATTAGACCAACTAGAAGAGTCTAGTGCATCTAAACATCTTAGGTCTACTGCTTTTGAAATGGCGTTGTTTGGCACAGGAATACTTAAAGGTCCATTTGCTTTAGAAAAAGAATATGCAAATTGGGATGACGAAGGTAATTATTCACCTGTTATTAAGACTGTACCTAAAGTAGAAAATGTATCTATATGGAATTTTTATCCAGACTCTGATGCTAAGAACATGGAAGAGTGCGAATATATTATTCAAAGACATAGACTAAGCCATTCTGAATTACGAGGATTAAAAAAACGACCATATTTTAGAGAAGACGCTATAGATGACTGCATTGGTATGGGAACAAACTATGTTCGTAAATGGTGGGAAACAGACTTAGAAGATTATAGAAACTCTTATAATGTTGACCGTTTTGAAATACTAGAGTATTGGGGTAACATTGATAAGAACATGGCTGAAGAAGCAGGTCTTGAAATACCTAATGAATTTGATAATGTTGACACATTACAAATTAACTGTTGGGTTTGTCATAATACTATACTACGTTTAGTAATTAATCCATTTACTCCAAAGCGTATTCCTTATTGTGCTTCACCATTTGAGTTAAACCCTTATAGTTTTTTTGGTGTGGGACTAGCAGAAAATATGACTGACACACAGCAATTGATGAATGGCTTTATGAGAATGGCCGTTGATAACGCTGTGCTGTCTGGTAATCTTATATTTGAGATAGATGAAACTAACTTAGTTCCAGGACAAGATTTAAGTTTGTATCCTGGAAAAGTATTTAGAAGACAAGGTGGTGCTCCTGGGCAGGCGTTGTTTGGTACTAAATATCCTAATGTATCTCAAGAAAACATGATGATGTTTGATAAAGCTAGGCAAATAGCAGATGATGCTACAGGTATACCTTCTTTTTCACATGGTCAAACAGGAGTACAAGGCACAGGAAGAACAGCGGCTGGCATATCCATGTTAATGGGAGCGGCGCAGTTAAGTATTAAAAGTGTTGTAAAGAATATAGATGACTATTTACTTCAACCATTAGGAGAAGCATTCTACGCTTTTAACATGCAGTTTAATTATGACCCGTCAGTAAAAGGTGATTTAGAGGTAAAATCTAGAGGCACAGAGTCTCTTATGAAAAATGAAGTAAGGTCACAAAGACTATTACAGTTATTACAAATATCTAATAACCCTTCTTTAGCTGCGTTTGTAAAACTGCCTGTTGTGCTTAGAGAATTAGCAAAATCTATGGATTTAGATGCAGAAAAGTTAATTAATGATGACAGGGAAGCATATTTACAAGCTGAAATAATTAAAGCTGCAGGCGCAGGAATGCAGGCACAACAACCACAAAATGTTCCTGGAATTAATCCACAAGACCCATCAGGGGGAGGCGCAGGTAATATTGGTGTAGGTTCAGCTCCGTTACCAGAAGAACAAGGCTTTAGTGGAGTACCTAGACAAACACCTGAAACACCACCAGATTTTGGAGGAATGCAGTGACCCCTATAGTCGCAAAAAAATTATTAAGTTTAGTAAATACTAAAAAACATTTAGACGCACTCGACGAATATATGCATGAAAGAACATTAGCTGCTCATTTAATAATGGAGCAGGCTACCGACCCTAAAGATTGGTATCAAGCACAAGGTGCAATTAAAGAACTTAGAAGACTTAAAACATTACGTGATGAAGTCACACAAGCTGCGGAGGACAAAAATGGCTGAAGACATGAGACCCCTATCAATGGATGATTATACAGACACAGAATTTACTGGGCAAAAAAAGAAACCACTTGTAGAACGAATGGGATTAATTCCATATGGAGGAAGAGAAAATGCTCCATTTATGAGAAACTTAAAAGCGGCAATAAATAAACTTGGTGCAACAGCACTAGGAGATAATGATGCTGTTATGGGAGCGTATAATATATCTAGAGAAGTAGCAGAGGGTTTAAAGTTTAAAGACAATGATAAAACAGAAGATACTTTACGTCATATATTACTAGGTGGACTTGTAGAATCTTCACAAGGTCAAGCATTTATTGCTGGTAGAGAGGGAGAAGATAAAGAAAGTAGAATTGACCACAACAATAATTTATTTGGTAAAGCACTACGTAAAAAATATCCTGATAGACAATCTTTTGTTAATGCGGCTATAGCAACTGCGATAGCTGTTGGAGAAGGCAATATGAAAAACGTAGAAGAACTTAATGGTTTATTACCTATGTTAAGTATGGGAACTCCTGGGGATTTTCAAAGAGCCATGCCTCCGATGCCTGAAGATACTGCTCCTGCTCCTGCCCCGATACCAGAAAATATAAAAGAACCAGACCCAAGGAAGTCTACAGATGATTATACTGTAACTCAAAAAAAAGGTGGCATTATGAAAGCTCAACAAGGTGTAATGCCAATGACTAAGGCTACCTCCAATCCTACAGGCAATAAACCCCCAGAAACAGTAAATGTACCAAGAGGAGTTGGCAGACCTAAAAACGAACCTGAGTCAAATGATATAAGAGATATAGCTATTGCAAAATTAAAAAATTCTTTAGGTCTTAAAAAAGGTGCTGTTAAAATTGATAAAGAATTAAAAGAAGGTACTAAACCAAAAGAATCTACAGGTATGGCTGTTATGATTGGTCTTGGTGCACCTGAAATAGATTATAGTAAAGGTGAAGAAGGTGACCCACCTCCAGGAGCTACTAAAAAAGAAGTAGCAGACGACCAAATGGTATTGATGAGTGAAGGTGAATTAGTTGTACCTGCTAATGTTGTAAGATATCATGGACTTGCGGCGTATGAAGGTATGCGCAGAGAAGCATTATCTGGATTACAAGAAATGGAATTTGATGGACAAATATCATATATTGATGAGGGCAAAACTAAAAAGACTCGTGAAGGCGGCATTATGAAAGCTCAACAAGGTATAACTCCTTTACCAGTTGCAGAAGCTGCATCATCACAATTTTTAATGAAACCTACAGATATGGAAGTATATAGTCCTGCAAGACCATTTCCTATTAGACCACTTGAACCACAACCTGTGTATCCTCAAGTATCTCAGTATACTCCAGTTTATCCTACATACGCAGGACTTGCAGGGTCTCCTAAAGTAGTAGCACCTAATATAGGTTATTACTTGCCAGAAGAACAGAGGTCATCTTTTATGAGACCTGATGCATATCCTACAAGTGTTGTTCCAACTGCTACATCTATAGGTGCGCCTCCTGTAGTAAATAATATTCCTTATGATGATATGCTTTCATCTACACCTCCAGCAGCAACTACTACACAACCAACTACTACTACTACTACTGCTACCACTACACAAGCAGAACCACCACAAGTGGTTAGTGAGGAACAAGAAGATTACATACGAAGTGGGCAAGCTGACCAAGAAATAGCTAAAGCTAATAGAATAGCACAAAATTTACAACAAGGTAGGGCAGATGAAGCTAGAGGGACTTACCCAGAGTTTACGGGATTTAGTGATTTTCCTGATTCAATAGATATGAACCAATTATCTAAAGAAAATCTTAAAAAAGAATTTGATACACTACGAGATACTACAGCTGAAGGTTTTAAAGATTTATTTAGAGGACCTGAAGATTTAAAAACAACATCTCCATTTGAAGATGCAGGTAAGTATAAAAATTTACCTTTATCGAATTTGCCTAGTGCTTTTTTAGAAAGCATTACTAATCCACGAAGAGCGGCTATACGTAATGAAAATTACAATCCTAGTAAAGCTGATATCGCAGCAGCTTTAAATCCTAGTATAAGATTTGATAGCAAAGCTTTACAAGCAAAAGCAAATGAATTAACTCCAGACCAATTAGAACAATATGGATATGATGAAAAAAATACTGTAAAAGTAGTTACAGGGTATGACCCAGATACAGGAGAGCAAATAGTTGAAGAACTCGGAACATATGTAGGCACTACTCAAGAAGCTTTAGCTGAAGCTAATAGAACATACACCGACATGGGTACGTATACATCTGCAGAAAAAAGTAAACGACGCGGAGAAGCAAATCAGCGACGAGCACAAGAAACAGGACTTGCTGCCGAAGGCATAAAATCTGTAACTGCAGCCGAACAGGTTGCGTATATTAATATAAATAAGTCATTAAATCAAGGACAGTTTGACCCTAACGGTGTTATGGGGGTTAAACAATTTGCTGATTTTAAGAAAACAGGATTACAAATGAATGATTTCTTTAAATTATCTAGAGCAGAACAATCTTTTTACGCCGCCGCTAGAACAGGGGATACTGTAGAACCTTGGGTTATTGATTCCATGAGAGAAGGAACAACTCAAGCTTTTGATGATATGAATAGATTAAATAATGCTCATATTTTAAAAAGTGATGAATATGAAATTCAATCAGATAAACAATTTAAACCTGCAGATGCAAGAGAAGGTGTAGAAGTTAATGTTATGAGTTATTGGCAATCAAAAGAAGGCCAAGCAAAAGGACAAGAATTAGGTGTACTAGCCAAACCAACAGGAGGGGTTGGGGCAGGAATGGCGTCAAAACTAAAAAGCGCAAAACTTGCTGAAGACTATAATACTGTTTCTGCTTCAGATGCATTTAAGCAATTCTCTGCAAATTTAAAAAAATAAAGTAGGATAAAAAAACTGTTGCATACTAGATACACTTTGTGATATAATAGAAATGGCAGGACATTTATAAGGAGAAATTAATGAGTGAAGCGATTGGTGCTGTAAAGCAAGATATTAAAAAAGTTCCTATGCGATATAGTAGAGATACATCACATGAAGATGCAGAACTGAAAAGATTAGAAGAAGAAAGAGCATTAGCTTCTAAAAAAGAAATAGAAGCAAAAGAAGATGCTGAAGAAACAGCTAGTTTAGATGCAGAAGAAAAAACTTTTAAAAAACGCTATGGTGATTTACGTAGGCATATGAACCAACGTGATGAGGAAAGCAAGAAAAAAATACAAGAACTTGAAGCACAATTAAGTTCGGCTACTCAAAAATCTATTAAACTGCCTAAAACTGATGAAGAATTAGCGGCGTGGTCTAAAGAATATCCAGATGTAGCTAAAATTATAGAAACTATAGCATCTAAAAAAGCTAAAGAGTTTGATTCTAATATTGAAAAACGATTACAGGCTATTTCAGAAAAAGAAGCAGAAGCCTCTAGAAAAAGAGCGGAAGCAGAATTAATAACTAAGCATCCTGATTTTGAAGAAATTAGAGCTGACGAACAATTTCATGAATGGGTAACTACTCAACCAAAATGGGTACAACAAGCATTATATGAAAATGATTCTGATGCACACGCCGCCGCTAGAGCAATTGATTTATACAAAGTTGATATGGGCATTATGGGAAATAAAAAGAAAAAATCCAATAATGATGCCGCAAAAGCTGTAACAACAAAAGGACAAAATAATGTTGCCCCTACAAAAGAAAGTCAAGGCAATCAATGGAAAGAGTCCGATGTTGCACAGATGAAATCTCATGAATATGAAAAAAATGAAAAAGCAATTATGGAAGCTATTCAATCTGGAAACTTTGTATACGACGTCACAAGACCACAAAGATAATTTTTTTCTTTACATTTATCTGTTTTTGTGATACAAATTATATATTTATGGCAACCTCTTAACAAGACAACTTGCCAAAAAGTGTCTACACAATAACACTTAATACTTTTTTGAACTCTAAGTGTAGTAGAGTGTCTGATTTTTTTATACCTATTAACTACCCAGAATCTATCGCCCCTTTTGGATACCCTTAGAGCACTGGCCTTTTAGTGTTTAGATAATCGGTTATAGCCTATTGGGAGACAATACAATGGCATTTAAGACAGCATCTGGATACGGTAATTTACCTAATGGCAATTTTAGCCCAGTAATTTACTCGCAAAAAGTCCAGCAAGCCTTTCGTAAAAGCTCTGTTGTAGATAGCATTACTAATAATGACTACTTCGGAGAAATTGCGAATTACGGTGATACTGTTAAAATTATTAAAGAACCAGAAATCACTGTAAAGGAGTATGCTAGAGGAACTCAGATTACTCCACAAGACTTAGATGACGAAGATTTTTCACTCGTGGTGGACAAAGCTAATTATTTTGCATTTAAAGTAGACGATATTGAAGAAGCTCACTCTCATGTGAACTTTGAATCTATGGCTGCTGACCGTGCAGGGTATAGACTACGTGACCAACACGACCAAGAAGTTCTTGGTTATCTTTCAGGATTTAAACAATCCTCTCTGAATTCTGTTGCAGGAACAGCTAATGATACCGTTTCAGGTTCAAAAGCAGTTTCAACTGCAGGTTCAGATGAACTATTAACATCTATGAAGTTGAAAAAGGGTAGCTTTGGTAACATCACTACAAGTAGTGCTGATGACCACTCTATTCCAATTCAAGCAAGAACTGGCGGAGCAACAGCTCTAGCTACAGCAACTGCCTCACCATTGCAAGTAATTGCAAGAATGGGAAGATTGCTTGACACCCAGTTTGTTGACACTGATGGAAGATTTCTTGTTTTACACCCTGTGTTTGTAGAAATTCTTAAAGACGAAGATTCTCGTCTTATGGATGCAGACTTTGGTGGTGACCAAGCAGGTCTAAAGAATGGTTTAAAAATTGGTAAAATACATGGTTTTGATGTATATATGTCAAATAATTTACCAGCAGTAGGAACTGGACCAGGAACATCTGGAACAGCTAACCAGAACAGTAACTATGGTCTCATTGTTGCTGGGCATTCTTCATCTGTAGCTTCAGCTTCACAAATTACGAAAACAGAGTCATATCGTGACCCTGATTCGTTCGCAGACATTGTCCGTGGAATGCACTTATACGGTAGAAAGATACTTCGTCCAGAAGCTATCGTTACCGCTAAGTATAACGCAGCGTAAGGGAGGATACACACATGGCTACTTATGATATGACAGCTTCCAGTACAACTGGGGTATCATCTAATTCTATCGCTGTTCTACCATCTCAAACTGGTATGGCTACAATGCGCATGGTCCAAGCTTACTTGGATATTGATGCACTTGTAGCAGACGGTTATTCTGGAGCTGACGGAGATATTTTTCAGCTTCTTGAGATTCCTGCAGGTTGTTTAGTACTTTTTGCAGGTGCTGAAGTAGAAAAAGCTTTCACTGGAAGTTGTACTTTAGATATGGATTTTGCAGCAGGTGATGACATAATTGATGGCGCTGATATTACTAGTACAGGATTCTGTGCTGAAGGTACTAACGGCCAATCAAATGATGTTACTACAGGTGCAGCATCTTTATTTACGCAATTTCAATCAGCAACTGATACAATTGATTGTAAAATTGCAGGTGCAGCTCCTGCCACAGGAAGGTTGAGAGCTTACGCTTGTATCATTGATTGTAATGACTTAGGTGCAGCAGGTAAAGCTACTGATGTCGATAGAGACCAGTTAGCATAACTTAACTTATTAAGGGGGGCAGGGAAACTTGCCCTCTTTAACATAAAGGAGTTTTATGGCTTACGATTTTTTAGGTATAACTAATTTAGTTATTGCAAGATTTAATGAAGTTGCTTTAACATCCTCAGGGTTTACTAACTCTCGTGGGTTTCAAACACAATGTAAAAATGCAGTTAATGATTCAATTAATTATATCAACCAAAGAGAATTTGGATGGCCATTTAACCATGACAATCAAACTACAACATTAGTTCCAGGGACTATTCGTTATAGTATACCGACTACAGCCAAACATGTAGATTATGAAACATTTAGAGTAACTAAAGACAGTGATTTAGGAACGTCTGGCGGAGCTTTAACTGTTTTAGATTATAAAGAATATTTAGATTTGCACGTAACACAAGAAGATGACGTTACAGCAAATTTATTAAATGGTTCACTTAATGATTCTGCAACAACAATAACAGTAGATAGCACTACAGGTTTTTCCTCTACAGGAACAATTTATATAGAAAGTGAACAAATAACATATACAGGGACTAGCTCAACTACTTTTACAGGATGCACCAGAGGTGCTAATTCTACTACAGCGGCTTCACATAGCGATGACGTTAGAGTTGCACAATTTGATTCTGGGGCAACCCCTAGACAAGTTGTAAGAAGTGCTGATAATAATTTCTTATTGTTTCCATATCCAGACAAAACTTACGAATTAAAGTTTGAATTTTTTAAAGTTCCAACTGCTTTGTCTGGAGCTACTGATGCTCCTGCTATACCTTCACAATTTCAACAAGTTATAGTAGATGGAGCAACGGCGTATGGGTATCAATATCGTGGAGAAACCCAACAGTATCAATTAAATTTTGCTAGATTTGAAGAAGGCATAAAACATATGCAAAGTATATTGTTAAATAAAACAGATTATCTTAGGTCTACCTACATACAAAGAGTTTCCTCATCATCTTCAGCCGCATTCTTTTAGGATAATTAATGGCAGACGAAGCACAATTAAATCCATTTGTATTTGCTTTACAGGGCGGTTTGGTTTTAGACCGTTCTACTTTTACAATGGAAGCTGGCATGGCTTTTGAGTTAGAAAACTTTGAACCCGACCCTAAAGGTGGATACAGAAGAATAAATGGATTTAGTAAATGGAACGATAATATAGTTCCACAGACATCAAGCAGTGGCGAAGCTGTGTTAATGGCAGCATTTTTTAAAGGCAATGTAATTGCTGCTCGTGGAGAAAAAGTGTTTAAAGGTGGAACAACAGGTTCTTGGACAGAAATAGATTCTGGTAGAACAAGTGCAGGAAAATATTCATCTTTTAGATACAATTTAAATGGTACAGACTTTATAGTGTGGGCAGATGGTGCAAACAATGCGTCAATATATGACAATAGCACCGTAACAGATTTAAATAGTACAGGCGCTCCAGCAAATCCTAAATTTGTAAGTGGTTTTAAAAATCATTTATTTTTTGCAGGAATGTCTGCATCTCCTCAACAAGTTGTATTTGCAGCTCCAGAAGAGCCTACTAATTTTACTACAGCTAAAGGTGCAGGATTTATTAATGTTGATGGTCGTATAACAGGATTATTTCCTTTTCGTGATGCTTTATATGTATTTTGTGAAGAAAGTATATTTAAAATAGTAGGAGAAGCAAATAATTTTAGTAGTGTACCTGTTACTAGAGAACTTGGATGTAAAAATGGAGATACAATACAAGAACTTGCAGGAGATTTAATATTTCTAGGACCAGATGGATTACGTACTATAGCTGGTACTGAAAAATTAGGTGATGTTGCATTAGGAACTATTTCATCAGCTATACAACAAAGATTTGTAGATGAAACTACTGTAGCAGATTTTGATAGCGTAGTAATTCCAGAAAAAACACAGTATAGAATATTTTTTACTAAAAGTGCTGGAGATTCTAAAAAAGGTGTTATTTGTGTTAGAAAAGCAGATAAATATGAATTTTCAGAATTTGTAGGCATTCGTCCATCATGTACAGACTCTGCTATTTTTGAAGGCGCTAGTTATGTTTTACATGGTACTTTTGATGGATATATACAAAGACAAGAACAAGGCAATACATTTGATGGTACAACTATAGTAGGCCGCTACCGTTCCCCAGATTTAACAATGGGAGATGCAGGCATACGAAAAAACTTTCAAAGGGCAATACTTAATTACTCTCCATCGGGAACAGTTAATGCAGATTTAATTGTTAGATATGATTATGAAAGTTCAGATGTACCTAGACCAGCTGCATATCCGTTTGATAGCACGAGTATTGTAGCATTATATGGTTCATCAACTTATGGTTCTGCTACTTATGGAGGGCAATCTGAACCATTATTTAGACAACCTATTGAGGGTAGCGGATTTGCCGTTGCTCTTCGTGTTGTAGACAGTGGAGTATCTTCTCCATATTCCTTAAAAGGATTTCAACTAGAATTTGACGCAGGAGCTAGAAGATAAATGGGAGCATCATACTCAAGACAATCATCATACACAACTGGTGACACAATTCAAGCAGCAGATACTAATGACGAATTTGACCAAATACTAGCGGTTTTTAATTCTTCATCAGGACATACTCACGACGGCACAACAGGAGAAGGTGGGCCAATAACAAAGTTATTAGGTAACTCTCTTACTTTTGGTGCAGCTACATCAGGCACAGACATCACTATTACTTTTGATGGCGAAACCTCTGATGGTGTTCTTAAATGGATGGAAGATGAAGATTACTTTCAATTTGATGATGATATTATAATTAACTCAGATGAAAAACTTTTATTTAGAGATTCTGCTATTTACATTAATTCAAGTGCTGATGGTCAACTTGATATTGCTGCAGATACAGAAATACAAATTGCAACAACAACAGTAGACTTAAATGGTAATTTAACCATATCGGGGTCTCTTAGTATAGGAGATGTTGCTGTTACTTCAACTGCCGCTGAATTAAATATACTTGATGGTGTTACTTCTACTGCTACGGAGTTAAACATACTTGATGGTGTTACAGCTACTACTGCAGAATTAAACTTAATGGACGGTGGTACATCTGTAGGAACAACAGCTGTAGCAAGTGGAGATGGACTTGTTACAAATGATGGTGGCACAATGCGTCAAACTAATATTGACACATTTGATACTTATCTTTCTCAAACAACAAAAACTCTAACAAACAAAACTCTTACAACTCCTATTATAGCAGAAATAGATTCTGGTTCTTCTATTACATTAGATGCTACAACTGATATTGTTTTAGATGCAGGTGGAGCAGATGTTATACTAAAA